GCCAGTCTTGAGAATTAGTATCTGAAGAAGCTGACAATTGTGCAGTTTGAGAAAATGATTGTACTGGAGTTGCTCCAAAGTTCAAATCACTTCCTAATCTACCTTGACTAATAAACTGAACAAAGTCAGAAGCATTGCCATTTGTAAATACCCGATTGATATTTTGCACTGTATTAACAGCTCTTCCAATTGGAGTACTATTAAAACTGTTTCGTAAACTGTTTGTAACTGCACTTCCAATAACTTTAAATAAACTCATATGAATCTCCTGTATAGTATTTAGTTGACAAATTTAACTACGTAGTTTATAATAAATATAACATAGGAGACTACATGGCTAGAAGAGTAAATTATCTCAACAATAAAGATATGTTGGCAGAGATACACAAATCAAAAAATACATTTGCTAGTTACGTTGACCCATCAAATGCAGATTACGATATTATTTTGCCAAGTGTTGACAAAATTAATATACGGACTATTGCAGAGGCAAAACGTAATAAAGCAAAAAAACTAACAACTCGTCGATACGAAGCTGAAAAAGCAGCTGGAAAGAAAGTAAAGCAAGCTGATTGCGAAGTAAGCTATCAAAGTATTACAAAAGAAGAATTAATTTTTCGTGTAATGACGTTTGATCATATACCCGAAGAACCAGGACGTAAAAAGAATCCAAAAACTGTTGCAGATACAAAAACTAAACTGCCATTTCCGCCATATGTGCATTATAAATTTGACAACGATGGAAATTTACAACTAGTTGGCAAGTCACACTGGGAAGGCGGCATGGAGAACGGACACTTTTCAAAAGAACACGGCAAAGCAACAAACAAACTTGCTATGATGTGGATGAAACTTGTTGATCGCTATGCTACAAGAGGCAATGTACGTGGATACACTTACAATGACGAAATGAAAGGCCAAGCAATACTACAACTTGCACAGATTGGCTTGCAGTTTGACGAATCTAAGTCTCAAAACCCATTTGCATACTACACTGCGGCTGTAACTAACAGTTTTGTACGTGTTATCAACTTAGAAAAGCGTAATCAAAACATTAGAGACGATATTCTCGAAATGAACGACTTAAATCCTTCTCATACAAGGACGCATTCCGGAGAATGGGAAGCTGCTCTTAAAAGAGAAGCAGAATCAGCAAAAAAGTAATTGACAACTTAACTAAAATACCATATAATAGTATTCTATGATAGGAGTATTTCTTTGTTTAAAAAAGCTGCGGTCTTTACAGACATACACTTTGGATTAAAAGGCAATTCACGTGTTCACAACCAAGATTGTGAGGATTATGTGGATTGGTTTATCCAAACGGCCAAGGAACATGGGTGCGAAACTGCCTTGTTTACTGGTGATTGGAACCATAATCGCAATAGTTTAAATTTAACCACTATGGATGCTGGGCTTCGGTGTCTTGAGAAGATAGGTGCAGCATTTGATAAGTTTTATATGTTTGCAGGTAACCACGATTTGTATTATAAAGACAAACGTGATGTAAAGTCAACTGAGTTTGCTCGACATATTCCTGGTGTTACTGTAATCGAAGACATACTTGTTGATGATGATGTTGCATTAGTACCGTGGTTAGTAGGCGATGAGTGGAAAAAAATGAAAGACATCCAAGCAAAATACTTGTTTGGACACTTTGAACTGCCTAGCTTCTATATGAATGCAATGGTACAGATGCCTGACCATGGCGAACTAAAAAGCGAGCATTTTGTAAATCAAGAGTATGTGTTTAGTGGACACTTCCACAAACGTCAAAAACAAGGTAAGGTGCATTACATTGGTAATGCATTCCCCCATAACTATGCCGATGCATGGGACGACGATCGCGGTATGATGATACTCGATAAAGAGAATGATGCAGAACCTGAATATATTAATTGGGTTGATTGTCCTAAGTACCGTACTATTAAGCTATCTCAGCTAATTGATGAGAAAGATACACTTCTCAAAAGCAGAATGTATCTAAGAGTTACACTTGATTTACCTGTAAGCTACGAAGAAGCAAGTTTCATCAAAGAAACATTTATAAACGATTACGATTGTAGAGAGATTACACTAATTCCTCACAAACAACTTGAAGAAATCAACACCGAACTTGATATTGCACAGTTTGAAAGTGTAGATCAAATTGTTTCAAACGAAATACTAGCAATTGACAGTGATAACTTTGACAAAGCAATGCTACTAGATATCTATAACGGACTAGAATGATAAAAATTAAAGACTTAACAGTAAAGAACTTCATGAGTGTGGGTAATGTTACCCAAGCAGTTGACTTTAACGAAGAGCAACTAACCCTTGTGTTAGGTGAGAACTTAGATCAAGGCGGTGACGATACTGGATCACGCAACGGTACTGGTAAAACCACTATCATTAATGCACTATCCTATGCATTATACGGACAGGCTCTTACAAATATCAAACGCAACAACCTTATTAACAAAACTAACTCAAAAGGTATGCTTGTTACTCTTAACTTTGAGAAAGCTGGTAATCAATATCGTATTGAACGTGGTAGATCGCCAAACATACTCAAGTTTTATGTTAACGACAACGAACAGATTGATGAATTAGCTGACAATAGTCAAGGCGATAGTCGTAAAACACAGGAATCAATCAAAGACTTGCTAGATATGAGTCACGATATGTTTAAACATATTGTTGCACTCAATACCTACACTGAACCTTTCCTTAGTATGAGGACAAACGACCAAAGAGCTATTATTGAACAGCTTCTTGGTATTACGATACTAAGTGAAAAGGCAGCATTACTCAAAGACTCAGTCAGACTTACTAAAGATACCATTACCGAAGAAACTTTGAAGATCGAAGCTATACAAAAAGCAAACGAAGGTATCCAAAGTACTATTACTAACCTTGAAAAAACACAAAGAGCCTGGAAAGCCAAGCAACGTACTGATGTTGACAAGCTAACAAGTGCAATTGAACAACTTGAAAAGTTAGATATCGATAAAGAATTAGATTCACACGACAAATTAGCAAACTGGACCAAGCATAACGATGCTATTTCGTCACTAAAGAAAGAATTAGCTACATTAGAACCTGCATTGGTACGTGCCGATAAGAGTGTTAGCAAATTAAACAAGGATATTGTTGAATTAAAGGATGCAACGTGCTATACTTGCGGGCAAGAGCTTCATGCAGACAAAAAAGCTGAAATTGAGTCAAAGAAAGTAAAAGAACTTGAAGATGCAATAGCGTATCAAAAAGAAATTACTCAAAAAGTAACAGATGTTACTATTGAACTAGATACAATTGGTGATATTAACGGTAAACCTACTACATTTTACGAAGCTGCTAAAGAAGCATACGAACATAGAAACAACGTAGATAACTTAAAGCAAACATTGCTAAGTAAAGAGCAAGAGGCAGACCCATATCAGGCACAAATTAACGATTTAACAAACACAGCACTACAAGATATCAACTGGTCAACAGTTAACGAACTTACTAATGTAAAAGAACATCAGGACTTCTTACTAAAGCTATTAACCAATAAAGATAGCTTCATTAGAAAGAAAATTATTGATCAGAACCTAGCATATCTTAACAATAGACTAACATATTACTTAGATAAACTTGGATTACCACATCAAGTGGTGTTCTTAAACGACTTAGCAGTTGAAATTACACAGCTAGGACAAGATCTTGACTTTGATAACCTGTCACGTGGCGAACGTAATAGGTTAATTCTTGGTCTTTCGTTTGCATTCCGCGATGTTTGGGAGAGTTTGTATCAAAGTATTAACTTATTGTTCATCGATGAGCTTATCGATAGTGGAATGGACACAGCAGGCGTAGAAAATAGCATAGGCGTACTTAAAAAGATGACTAGAGAGCGTAGTAAGAACATTTTCCTTATCTCTCACAAGGACGAACTAGTTGGTAGAGTCAACAATGTTCTAAGAGTGGTAAAGGAAAACGGGTTCACTAGTTATGCAACAGACATTGATATTGTAGAATGAACGAATTAGATACACATGACAAAATAGTGTTAGCAGTCCTTGAATATTTTGAACTAAACGAAATATTCAATCATAGGCCTGCAGAACTAAAGCGTAGAAAAGTGCGTAAGAAACTATCTGCACTACGTGATTTGTGTACTGTAAGACGAGAAGAAATACTACAAGAGCATATTAGGCATGTAAAAGACGGCAGAGCAAAAAATAATCCAAAAAAGGCACGTGAGGCATTGAAGAAGAAGTAACTACAGTATGAATTGGACATACAAAGGTAAAGAAATAACTGAAATACCAGACGAGTACGAAGGATTTGTTTATCTTATTACCAATTTAACTAACAATCAAAAGTACATAGGCAAAAAACTAGCAAAATTTAAAACTACCAAGCCACCACTTAAAGGCAAGAAAAATAAACGTAGAGGCTACAAAGAAAGCGACTGGCGAACTTACTGGGGATCCAGTGATAGACTTAACGCAGACGTAGCCGCACTAGGCGAAGACAAGTTTACAAGAGAAATATTATACCTATGTAAAGGTAGGGGCGAAATGTCCTACATAGAGGCAAGAGAACAGTTTGATAGACGAGTACTCGAAACAGATGATTACTACAACGGTATCATTAATGTTAGAGTAGGCGGATCAGACAAACTCAAACAGGCATTGTTAGAACAACATCTCCAGGCAAAGCATTCCAACACCTAAGGTTGGCGGGCCAGTTTAAAATACCGCTGTGGAAAAAGCTCTCGTATAGAAGCACACGTACATATTGATTGACACACCAGAGTGTGGAAGCCACCAAACAAATTGGGCTCACTAGTTGATATAGATTGCATGTTGGCAGTCGAAAAACACAAACACAGTACATAAAAACTCTTTAGCAATAGGAACGAAGCGAGAGGTAATGTTATATAAACTG